GCCTTTAAAGCTTAAGCCATCACTATTCTCTCAAACAACTGGCCTCTTTTGTAAAGTTTTGTTAATTCGTCTACAGTGAGAAATTGTATCTCAAAGTTGATAGCAGTTAAAAAAGATTTAACTGCCTCCATCTCTCTCTTATAAACTGTCGAACCGTGCAAGAACAACTCCCTTTGAAAATTTAGGAGTTTCACGGCTGACAATTCTGCATTTCGAGTAGGATCCTTAACATAGTTTAAAGTAGAGGTTATTGTCTTTAAGTCTAATGGGGCAACTATAGCTTGCAAGTAATCGTTATATTGAAAACCACGTTTAAGAAACGTGCATCTTTCGATGCTTTGAGTAGAATAAGTCCACTCTCCTTTGGAAGCTGGCGTAAAATCCAGTCCCAAACCGTTCGCAATTCTCTCAAAACTTTTACCATTAAACCAAGTAGCAGTATCGGCATTAACTGACACTAATTTGTCATCACCATACACATCATCTCTAACTGAAGCTATAAATGATTGTAGTGTTGGGCGAACTCCAAATTTTTGCTTATAAAGAATAAAGTAGATATAGGCTGTTAACATTTTGTTAATCAATGAGTTGTATTCCGCAGTCAAAGAAATACCCGAAGGTAAACTGTGAGTTGTATAATAGACGTCATTCAGGGTTATGGTCGGACAATTTTGTATAATTAATAGTAAATTGTCTAAAATTTCCTTATCCTGATTACTTCCACTAAAACGTTTCACTAAGACGCTGCGCAACACAGATTGGAATTGAGGGAGCATTCCCCCATCCCATTTGCCCCAATCCCCGTCAAAAGAATGTCCATAGGCTTGATGCTTTCGCATAAGTTCTGTCCATTCATCTGAAAACGGATTAATGCAAACTCGTACACCATTAGCATTTCTGTTCTGATGTAATTTGACTAACAAATCTAACATATACTCGCGTTGGAGGCAAGTAACATGTAATGGAGCCATTTTAAAGCTGCGAGGCTTATCTACTTTTTCTTTATTTCGCAATTCATCCTTAAGTATCTCTGCATGGAGAGCATCTGATACTTGGACGCTGCCTTGTGCCAGTTGTGAACGCAATTTTTCAATGTTTTTTCTCAAATAGGGTTTAAATTGCCCTTTCTCATAATCCAGATAATCATCCTTTTTCAAGTCATATCCGAATCCACAAGAAGTCTCTTTATTTATGGGATTTGCGATACAGATCCCTTGAGATTTAATACCATTAACCACTTCAAGTTCAGAACTTTTGGTGAATTCTGGTATTAACACATTGATAAATGATTCAGCATATTCTAAAGCTTCAATATCAACTTTCTTAGTAATCGTTAAAGATTTCTTTGAAATTTCACTTATTGGAACTTTAAGGTTTGCTGGTATGCGTTCTTTTGGGTACACTCCTGATATGGCAGAATCTACATAAGAAGATTTATCAGGTATATTTTGGAATAAATCCACGTCGGTTTTGGCAAGAGACATGCCAGGTACCCCTCCGACGATTGCGGTAGCATTATTGGGTCTATTAACTAAAAAGTTTATAAGACTCTTAGAGAACTTTTTGCAAATTCCCATTTTGCCGTCTGTACTACCAGCTACGTGCATTCCTATGGGTATAAAGCCACCATCTATCCTACAACAGTAGATAGCACCACATAGGCCCTTTACGGATATATTAGAAACTATATCCTCGGCATATAAAGGGTATTTGAGGTTTTGAACAAAATAATTAGACTTGTATCCAAGGTTGGAGAAGTTTCCTCCAGTTTTTACAACACCATAAGGTGTTCCTATATATACCTCATCTAACATCATGACTCCATCTAAGTTACCAAAAGGGACTTTTGGAAATTGATAACTTATCTGCATGTTCAAAACCACCACATCATTTAATAGATCGGAGAATATTTGATTTACTCTCGCATTGTCTACTAAAACAGATCCATCTCCAGCTTTTATTGTTATAAAAACTTTCCTAGATAAATCAAATTGTGAGAGATAATGATGTGGTACAACAGCAACTTTGGCAGTACAAAAAGCAATTCCTGTAACTGAAACAGTTGTATTGTGTTCACTGTGCACGCCAGTGACATCAAAGAAATAAATCCCTTTGATGGCTCCAACTTTCTCAAGGTTAGAGACTTTGTCCTGAACTACCTCTTCAACTGATGAAAAAGCATCTGGGATCCATTCAGAACGTGAGATTTTCCTTACTGGTTTATTTACATAAAATACATCTTGAACAAAATTTTTACCTTTATAAAAATATTTAGCAATAACATAATAACATAAAAATATAAAAGAGCTAGAAAAAATTAAAAACGAAGAAATAACAGCAGATATAGGTCTACAAATTAAATCCTTTAAATGAGCCAAAAAATCAGAAAAATTACAAAAATTAAAAGAAAAACATTTATTTACAAATTCAGCAATATTAGCCAATAATCTAACAAATTCACTTTGCCAAGTTTCCTCAGCAACAGGTTCCATACAAAATTTATCGAGAAGTTCAAAAGTTAAC